CTTTGCCATCATCATCACCTGTGCCTGCTTCGTCAGCATTACCTTCGTTAGCAGAATCCGAATCATCACCAAATTCATCATCAAATTCAGCTTGATTATTAAAATCAAAATCTTCTAGCTCAGGCATATCTGCTTGCTCATCTTTAGAGTAGGCATAGATTTCATTGGCAACTTTAACCACATCAGCCCATGTTTCGGCAGTTTTAACCTTATCAATCAATTTTTGCTCTTCACCAGTAAAAAAGATTTTCATGGTGTATTGGCTCTTGGTAAAAATGTTTAGACGGTTAATAAAGGCCATATCGTTAATATCACGACCTTTGATTCCAAAAAAGTCACGGTTCAACAATTCAGTATATGCTTTCACAAAGGAAGCTTTTAAGCCTGGATATTTTCGTTGGACTTTTTTCTCAATACGGGCATCCTCAACTACATTTAAGAATGACTTGAAATTTTTGGTCTTGGTCTTATCAACCACGGCATCATGCCAACCTTCGGCAGGAGTATAAAGGGCATGCCCTACTTCATGGCCTGTTAAGAGGTCATATAGAGCTCCTGTCATATTTTGCCAGATTGGAAGATATAATACACGATTCTTTGGGTCAAACTTAGCAGTTTGGATTTTTGAATGTTGAATCGTGAGATTTTCAGTAGCCATCAACTTGGCTAACTGTGATTTTGATTCTACGGTAAAGTTCGTCATATAATTACTTTTTAATTGTTATGTGACCATCCTAACATAAAAAAGCAGGTTTGTCAAGCGAAATATGGGGGTTGGTGCAAAAAAACAACAAATGTTGTAAAAAAACAACATGTTGCGTGGAAACAACAAAATAAAAATATGGAGCGGGATCCAGGATTCGCACCTAGTAAGTAAGTTGGACACCTACTTTGTTCTACTAACTTCCCGCAATTGGAGCGGTGTGTCTGGCTTGCACAGACCTTAATAAAGGGGATTCATTAATGTTCTACAACCCACCGCATTTACAGTAACCATCCTAACAGGACTTTCGTTTAATGTCAAGCGTTTTGTCCATGTTTACCGACCAACTTGGCCTAGGTATTTGTCTTTCGTTTCTTGCCATGTTAGAGTGATTAGGTCATCATAGAAAAGGGTTTCATGTGAAACCTTATCTTTCTTTTTAAGAATACTGATTCTTGGTTTCGCTAAATCTTTTTTCCAAACTTCTACTAGAGCTTCAACCGAGGTGTCAAAGTTTTTCTTTATGCCTGTTGAATCTTCAGCTCTTAAAAATTCTACTGTCTTATCATACAATGGACACCAGTAGATACCACGAGCATGTGCTGTTCTAATAAGTTCTTTAGGCACACCTAGTTTTGAATAAGTGAATTGTAGTGAACGATTCTTATGGTCACGCTTATGTGGTTGACCAGATGGTTTCTTAGCAACATACCATTCAAAATATTTCTTTGTATGATTCTTCATTAACCATTGGCGAATCTTGTATCGTGTTTCTTTTTCTGGTTCAAAAGATACTGAACCTGCCGTGAAACCCATTTTCTGCCAATAAGGTAAACCATCATACTGTGATAGACCATTTGGTTTCGCTTGGCCATATAATGATGTTGTTGTGATTGAAACCAACTTATCGCCATATAATTCTTCCCATTTTTCTTGTATTGGTGTGGCTAGACATAGTAAGGCTAACAATTTACCACCAACATAATTATAACCTAATGGTTGTAATGGAACAATTGTTGAACCGATTGCAGTATGGTTAATCATACCACCTTGTGTTTTTAATTCACGGCTCCAACCAATATAATTATCTCGTGGTGTTAAATCTAGGAAGTCAGATGAAATGCAAATCACACCTAGATATTTTTTGGTCACTTTATCTCTCACAATAAAGTTCAAATTACGGCCAATGTTTGAATTGTTTTTCATTGTAGATGAAAAGGTGCGAATACAATTCCATAATTCAGGCAGGTCATCTTGTTTGTTTGCATAAACAAGTTCTGGTTGTAGTTTTAGATATTCATCTGGATCCTGTGGATTCCAAAAGTTTGCTTTTACTTCTTCAATAGCTCGTCTTTGTTCTTCATCTTCAATAACTCGTTTTTGGCCTTCCCATAAATCAGACACAACAACAGCTGGATAACGGTCTTGCACTTCACACCACTTTTGATAGAGTGTGTATTCTTTTACATCCATCTGTGACACATAGGTCAAGTCTTTGATGACAGTTTCTTTTAATTCAGATTCATCAATAAAAGGCATATCGTCAACAGGATTTTCTGCTGACCATTTCTTCCATTGGGTTTCTACATCGTCTTTTGGGTCAAATGCGTATGCCATTATTTTTTCTTCTTAATGATTTCAGATATTCTTTGTGCTTGTATTCGTTGTAATTCTTGTGTATTGTCTATGTCTTTTTCAATAGAGGCTGTAGTTTTATTTACAATCGTTAATTGTAATTTCAAATCATCTTGGTGTTTTTTAAGAATACGAATCTCTTTATCCAAAGCATCACTTCTTCTTTTTTGGCTATCTAATTCATAGTTCATGTTCACCATAGTTCCAAGGAATATAAATGAAATCATTATTGAAACTAAAAACAAAACCCATGCTATTTGTCTATCTGCCATTTTTCTTTTTTCGTGTAATTGTTTTAATAATTTTATCTTGTTTTTGTCTTGCTAACCTCAATGAAACTGGCCCAGCATGTTGCACAAACTTGATACCATTCATATGGTCTAGTTCGTGTTGATAACATCTTGCAGTTAAACCTTCCATTTTCATTTGAATATGTTCGCCGTTTTCATTATAGAATGATGCCATAATCCATGACGGTCTTTCTATTTTAAGATATAAAGCAGGATAGGAGAGGCAACCTTCGTTATCTTTTATCATTTCTGCCGATTGGTCAATAATTTGTGGGTTAATACAGGCAAACTGAAAGTGTTCGGTGCCGATTACAAACACTCTTTCAAACACACCACATTGATTAGCTGAAAGACCTAATCCATTGAATTGTTTCATTGTCATCTTTAATCGTTTAATTAAAGTATTCATATTCTGATTAGGTAATGCGTTCTTATATTGTGGTACTGGTTTGCTTAACATTGGATGATTTTCATCAAACAATGGCAATGGTTCAATCTTTTCTTCTTTTGTAATATTAGCACCAGTATCAATGGTGAATATTTCTTGACTTAATATATCGTCACTCATTTTACAATCCTACTAAAGTTTTTAATCTTCTCAAATTTAATTACATTGTTAAACTTATCTTGTAGAATATCACCTTTGTGAGAAATTACAAACAGGTTGACATCTTCAAGCATATGCAGTATCTTAATCAATTCATCGGTACCATTTACATCAAGGCTTGAATCAAATATTTCATCAAGTATTAACAGATTAGTATTAGATGAATTTTTAAGTTTAGCAATAGCACGCCATGTTAGCATAAGTGCCATATCAATTCTTTGTTTTTCACCTTCTGAAAAGTTATTATAGGTAAACTCATCACGGTGCCTTGATTTAATGGTTTCTTTGAATGATTCATCAAGGTTAAAGTTCACAAAAAAGTCTAATGATGCCAAATACTTGTTCACTAATTTATTAATGATTGGTAAGTATTGTTTAATAATCTTTGTTTTAATACCAGTATCTTTTAATAGACCAGATGCCACTTCGTAATATGTTTTCTCATCAATTAATTCTTTAAGTTCTTTTTCAGCTTCATCAATCTTAACTTTAAGTTCTTCTAATTGTTTCTGTTCGGTGTCTGATATGTCTTTGGTATTTTTTAACTCATCAATATGTTTTTCAATACGAGCAATATATTTCTTTATCTCGGTAATAGATGTAGTGTTGGTTGCAATTTTAATTTGTAGTTCTTGTATTTGTTTTTGTTTATCACTAATTTCATTTAGTTTGTTTTGTTCTTCAAGTAATTTGATTTCTAATTGTGACAAACCAACGGTACACTCTGTAATCTTACTTGTTAAATTACCAATTTCTTCTTCTTTGAAATGTTTATCAATGGCTTGTCGGCATGTAGGACAATTATCATTATGTTCAAAGAAGTTGACATCTTTCTTATATTTGTTTAGATTGGTTTCAATCTGTGTTTCTAATTGATTAAACTTTTTAACCTTTTGTTCTGTTTCTAAACGAGATGTCACATCAGCTTGTAATGTATCAATCTTGCCTGTATGTTCATTTGTTTGTGTTTCCAATGTCACAATATGATTTGAATTGTTGGCAATATCTAATTCATATTCAGCAATCTTTTCATCATTGTTTTGTTTTAATTGTTTGATGTGTGTTTCTTTGAGTTCATACTTTTGTTGGCCAATATCAATCTCGTGTTTTTTGGCTATAGATAAATCTTTATTATTACTTAACTTTTCTTTAACCAATCCATTCATAGTAGAGAATATCTGAATATCAAGCAAGTCTTCAATGATTGCTCGTCTATCAGTATTTGATAATTGCATGAATGGAGTAAATGATGCTGAACCTAGAATAACAATCTGTGTGAAAGATTTGTAATTCATTTTAAGAATAAACTTCTCTAGGTATTCTTGGTAATCACGAGCAGCTGCATCCTGATTTAATAATTCACCATCTTGGTAAATCTCAAAAGTATTTGGTTTGATACCACGAATAATCTTATATGATTTGTTACCAGCATTAAATTCAACTTCAACAACAGTATCTTTACCATTGATTGAATTGATTAGGTTAGGTTTAACGATTGAACGGAAAGGCTTACCAAAAAGTCCAAAGCATAAAGCGTCTAGCATTGTAGATTTGCCAGAGCCATTTTCACCAACAACAAGTGTGTTACTTGTATTGTCTAATTTAATTTCGGTAAAATAATTACCAGTTGAAAGAAGATTCTTCCAA